GATGTCTACACATGTGAGCCCGCTTGGCACTTAGCCGTCGCTCGAGAGAGTGGCGGCGTTCGCTGCCGAGCGGGAAGTTCAAGAGCACTTGGCGAATGGTTCCTCCGTATATTAAACCGGACGATACCGTCGTTAGTGGTTCTTTCTCACCTGTTGTAGAGAGTCAGATTACTGACTCGGAGGGCCACCCGTGGAAGGTTAGTAGTTCGCCTTCCTCAGGGGATGTTGGTGGAGAGTTTTACACTCAGAAACGGTACGCGGTAATCAATCCGCTTAAGGTTTCACTCCGCGAGGAGACCACCAACTCGTATGGGAACACCGAAATCGTTACTTATGACGGTGTCGCGTTCCCTGTTATGCCAGCAACCACGGCGTTTCCCCCAAGTGGTCAGAGCTCGAACTTTCAGCTCGACCAACTAGGGGCAACAGCGGTTGCTCGGTGTAAGCCCACAAACTCAGTTGCCGACGTTTCCGTCGCGATCGCAGAACTTCTGCGAGAGGGACTTCCCCACAAAGTGGGGCAGCTGTTCTGGAAGTCCAAGACCGACGTTGCCCGTAAGGGTGGGTCGGAGTACTTGAACCTACAGTTTGGCTGGGTGCCTATGATCAAAGAGGTGGAGAAATTCGCCTCAGCGGTCATAAGGGCCGATCAGTTGCTCACTCAGTACGAGAGAGACGCTGGTCGGATTGTCAGGAGACGCTACAACTTCCCATCAAAAAGGTCTGTGGTAACGGATGTGGTGGAGACCGGCGTAGCTGCGAAGCTACCGCCCGGAATTACTGCATTCACCAACACCTCAGACCTAGGGAGCGTGATTAGGACCCGTGAGACGGTCCAACGTCAGTGGTTCAGCGGCGCCTTCACCTACCACCTACCCCGCGGATACAATTCGCGGAAGGAGATGGAGCGTAAGGCACTGCTTGCCAATAAGGTACTTGGCATTGAGCTGACGCCACAAGTTCTGTGGAATCTCGCACCCTGGAGCTGGGCAGTCGATTGGTTTACCAACACGGGAGATGTTGTTTCTAATCTCACCGATTGGGCCTTCGACGGCCTTGTAATGCGATATGGCTACATGATGGAACACACCATCGTTTCCGATAGCTATGTCTCCACCCGCGGGGGCCATCGCGGCCTCGCGGAGGGTATCGCCGGTTTCACTCTCGTCACTGAGACTAAAGTGAGAAGGCGAGCAAACCCCTTTGGTTTTGGAGTTTCGTGGGACGGTTTGTCACCGTTCCAGCTCTCCATCGCTGCGGCTCTTGGTTTGTCTAAGAGCTGAAGACAGTTGTTGTACCTGTCGTTCAAACACCTAGACGGTAACCTGCCGTCTACGAAAAGGAGTACGCCTCATGTCGCTACCCGACCCACTGTCCATCACGATCGGAGGTACCACGACGTCACTGCCCCGCGTTTCCACGGGGGCAAACAAGTCGGAGTATCTCTCCGCTGACGGACTGTTGAAGGTCCTCGCGTCTCACGCATACAATGCGCGCAGAACGCGTAGGGTCATTCGGCTCGACCACTCGAAGGTCGCTGCCTCGCTGCTCGTGCCGTCCCAGAACGAGGTTTTCTCGTCGTCCATTTACATGGTCGTCGATCACCCCAAGTTTGGGTACACGAACGCGGAGCTGCTGGCCATCGAGGAGGGCTTTGACGCCTTCCTCGATGCGAGTACCAACCAGATCGTCACCAAGCTTCTCGGTGGCGAGTCCTGATGTTCAATCACAGGACCATGTGTGGCTGGAAGAACACCTTGTTCTTCCGGTCGTCTTGGAGCTAGGACATCCGTTCCCCTAGATGCATGAACACATCAGAGGACCGGGACCGACACTCCGAATCACCGCCACATGACGGTTGGAAGCGTTCGTCAGACAGCCCACGGAGGGTGGCCATCACCTTTACGGTGACAACCACTGTTCTATGGGCTATGCTGATAACGCTTGTCGGATTCATTTCGGACTCACGGATAGATATCGTGAGTCCGGACACGGGTTTGAAACCGTGCCCCCAAGACGTTCAGGGGATGAACTCGGGAAATCGCTTGCAGGCTAGGACGGTCAACCCACCATTAGGAGGGCAACCTGAAAAGCCTATTGTTACTCTGGAAGGAGCTGGCATTAGAAGTAGCCAGCTATTGTTGCACTAGCGCCGACCGTGACCTCAAAACTGTCACGGCGCGGTACGAAAATGAGGGTGACTCGTTCCTAACGATAACCCTTCCAAACTTCGGGAAGGACTTCGAAAGAAGTCTGGATCGAGGCACGGTAGAGCGCGACCTGTTTGCTGGCTTCGGCTGGCAGGCTGGTCTCCCGAGATTGTTTTCGGGTTTCCTCGCTCAAATTTTCGACCGCAACACTGGTGTTCTGCTGGATGTTCCCAACATAGAAGCGATTCGAGCCGTGCGTCAGCTAACGCTGATGTTTGGCAAGATCGATCTTCCATGCTCGAAAGAGAGAGTGCGTAAGGCGCTCCAAGGGTATGTCCAGTGTGAGAAGGAAGTCGAAGTAGCTAACTCGCGACTTCTGGGAAACCCTGTTGATTCAGAGGATTTCCGGAGAGTGAGTAGGTTGCTGTTTGGTAGTGTGCTCAACGAAGTTCAGCAGAAGTTGCTGGATGGAGAGTATCTGCCGAAACACGGCCCAGGTGCCACCGCCGACTATCTGGTTGGGAACCAGAAGTACGGTTCGGATACCTGGCCGATTCGTCTAGAGCCGTATTTTCCTTTCCTGGAGAATGTGGTTTCAAGCTGGAACCTCATGAGTATGAGGGACCAGTTGGACGGTATCGATTTCCTCGAACCTGGCCGGGAATTGCCCGTTAGGGTGATCACCGTGCCTAAGACGCTAAAGACACCACGCATTATCGCTATTGAGCCGACTGCAATGCAGTACACGCAGCAGGCCATTATGCGTTTGATCGTGGATGCGATAAGTGGCCACCCAGCCATGAACCGTATTGTAGGATTCGATGACCAGGAGCCTAACCAGCTCCTTGCCAAAGAGGGTTCCTCTTCGGGGGAGCTAGCTACGCTAGATCTTAGCGAAGCATCCGATCGTGTCTCTATACAGCATGTAAAGGACCTGCTCTATCACCACCCGTATCTTTTCGGTGCGGTGATGGCGTGTCGGTCCTCCAAGGCTGTGATTCCAGAGCTCAAGAATAAAACCTTGCAGCTCAGGAAGTTCGCGTCTATGGGTTCAGCTCTCACCTTTCC